CCTAATACAACCTGCGTCAACGCCTCGATAATTTGCCTGTGGAAATCCAAAACAACCCGCGGCTGCCTGACCATAAGCCCGTGTATCAGGAAGAAATCCTCAAGCGAAGGATACTCGATTATATCACTTGACGCTTGCGGCGTCTGCGGTTGTATTGGCATTACTATTGCCTGTTGCTGCATTGTCCCCCAGCCCCTTCTTTAATGCCTCTAATCGTTCCTTCGGCGATAAATGCGTCAACAAAGCCAACGAGCCGGCATTGATATTCTTCTGCACAACCTTGTCCGTCTGGCCCAAATGCTGCTTGCCCCACCAGATAAGCATTACACGGTCGCCAGCCACAGCCATGGTGTATTGCTTGCGCTTAACCGACATCTTTCCGTTTTCGACTCCTCTTTTATAAGCTTCCGCAAAAAGCTCATCACTCTTCATCCTGTCAGTAACAGTTCTTTCGGAGCAACATAGGGCGGCGGCCATTTCCTCATACGTGCATTGAATCGCTCCGAGGGCTTCCACTTCTTTGAGATTGAATTCGAGTCGCGGGCGTCCGTCTTCGGCTTTACGCTTGACGGGCTTAACCACTGAAATAGATTGTGCTTTTTTCGACTGTTTTTTCTTCTCGTCTGCCATAGATAATACTATCGGCTTTTGAGAGTGAATTGCGTTTGAAGAGGGGATGCTTCTTACTGGCACAGTATATATATTATATATATTACATTATACTACTACACAGGAATTACTTTGCGAGGACGGCTTTCTTGCCTGTGAAATCCTCGCAGCGTTTGACAATCACATCGACGTAATGCGGGTCAATCTCGCAACCGAAACACCGCCGATTCAGCTTCTCGCAGGCGATTAGCGTAGAGCCGGAGCCGAGGAATAAATCGAGGACGTTGTTATTGACGAGCGACGAATTGAGCAGGGCGTTTTCTATTAAGGCAATGGGCTTCATTGTGGGATGCTTATCACATTTTAATTCTTTATCAATATCCCATACGCTGTTTTTGAATTCCCCCTTGCCATAAAACACATGTTTTTTCTTCCACGTGTATAAAATTGGCTCGTGCTTGTATTCATAATCCAAACGGCCTAAAGAAAAATTCTGGCGATTTTTGTTCCATATTAGAACGTGGCGGGTCGGCAGTCCGCTCATCATCATCATCATCATCATCATCATCAGGCCAAGTTCGCCGTTTTGTGGCGCGGTTACATAATAACTACAATGGTCTTTTCCATGTTCATAAGCCAGCGTAAACGCTTTTTGCAATAAGGTGAATAGTTTATCTTTTCCCAAAACATCGTTGGCTATGTCCTTCAAATTCCTTCCAGAAGGCTGGAAGGAATTTAGGAAGCGATTCTTTTCTCCATAATCTACTCCATAGGGCGGGTCAGTGAATACCATATCCGCCTTTTGTCCGTCCATCAGCCGCGCGACGTCCTCCGGCTTCGTAGAATCTCCACAAAGTAAGCGATGATTACCGAGGAGCCACAAATCACCTGCTTTGCTTATCGGCTTCGGCACTTCTGGTATCGCGTCTTCGTCAGTCAATCCTGCCTGATTCGGCATAAACTCCGAAAGCAGGGCGTCAATTTCATCCTGCGGGAAGCCCAGCGTCGTAACGTCAATCTCCTGCGATTGCAGGTCCGCTATAATCTTAGCCAAAGCCGCGTCATCCCACGTCGCAAGCTCGTTCAATTTGTTGTCGGCCAGCATATAGGCGTCGGCCTGCTTCTCGGTCATATCAAGGAAAACGACGGGCACTTCTTTTATGCCCAGCTTCTTTGCCGCCTTAAAACGCGTGTGGCCTGCGATAATAACCTTGTTGGCCTTGCGGACTAATATGGGGTTTGTAAAATCGAATTGCTCTATGCTGCCGGAAATCTTATCGACTGCCTCATCGTTCTTGCGGGGATTCTTCGGATTGAGCTTTATTGAGCCAATAGCAACATATTCGATTTTGAGCTTGTTTTTCTCTGCCATATACCGCTTATCGGCAAAACCGCGTAAAATGCCCCACGTTGTTTACCCCCCTGCTACGGGACGGGTTAGCGGTTAACCCCCCTAAATTTCGCCGCATAGATTGAATTTGGCCTATTCTGGCGCATATCAGACAATAAAAAAGCCGCCTGTGCACCAGACGGCTCTTTCGTATTAACGCCTTTTTAAGGAGGAGGGCTATATCGTCAGGTATTCGAATCGTTGGCAACAGAGTAACTATATGCCGTGCCAAGCGGATTACCTTTGACGTGACTGCCTTTTCTCGCCGCGGACTCTATTTGCTGCATAGCGTTCACGTCGTATATCTTTCCGACATTCACGCCATTAGCATCGCCAGAATTTGTAACGTGCTGGGCGATTAACGCGGTATTTACATCGGCCTGTCGTAGCGTCTTGTTTGCGGAGGTGCCCATAGCCACGTTAATATCGGTTTGTATTACAGCGGCATTGGCGGTCGTGTTTAATGCTGTATTAACGTCTGTCTGAATGAGGGTATGCGTAGTCCCATCGAGCGTCATTGCGCTGCCAACTGCCGCGGGTGAGGCCGGTATCAGATTCGTCTGCGCGAGAATCACCGGAATACTATTGGTGTCGAATATCTTAGCCGTTCCAGACCATCGCTCCCGTGGGGACTGATAAACGAGCTTATTGACTAATACCTGGTCTTCCCAAAGAGTATGGTAACTACACGCAGGGGTGCTCGCCGGCATATCCGCCTTCCAAATACCCATCGCCGCATCATTGGATAACGTATGAGGCGTGATGTAGTAATTTGCAGTCGTCCCGTTATAGTCCTCAAATACAAGCGTGTTGATATTGAGGGAGGTGCCGTCCATCGCATTAACGACGATTACCCTAAGAACAGCCGCCGAGTTGGCATCAAATCCTATAAGCTCATTCGCCGCATTCGCCAACTGGCAGGTGAAGAACATCGACAGGGCCACTATTGCCAACGTTACGAGTAAGTTTCTCATTTTGTCAATCTCCTAAAATTCATTCAGGTTCATTCAACAATAATACTAATCGGCGATACGGGCGATTTTGGTTTATGGCGTCCGCACTCTGCTTATCGAATCGTTGTTGTCCGCCTGGCTAACATCCCGCATCACAAGCGGTGTTGCGCCATCGACTTTGAATATCGTAAAGATCTGCGGCGTAGTTTTATTGAGCACGGTCTGATTGCCCCAGTTGCACTTCATCGAATAGACAAGCCAGTCAACGCCCGTCCAGGAATTCGGGTCGGTATTCGGGTCATTGAAATTAACGTCGGCGAATGCCTGGGCTGCAAGTTTGACCTCAACGCCGGCGAGAGCTGCAGCAATCTGCGAAGTATTTATGTCGCGGGCGTAACCGCCATGCGAAGCGTCGTAAGAGTTCGCGTCGATTACTTTGAAATTGCGGAAGTCCCTTGAAACAATAGTAGCATTATTATCATTCACGTCGATATACAGCCAGCCGAGCGTATTGGTATCGCATGCGTCAAGCGGGCAATCATACCAGCCGTCATAATCAAACGTAACAGCCCCGGCACTATGCTTGACCGCAAAAGCACCCTGATTTTCCTTTGCGAGATATATCTCAAAAGAGGGGAGCGAGGGCAAAACAAGAGGCACTGTCCCATCGGTATCATTCTTGTTTACCATCGAGCCCAGCTTTACGGTTGTCGCTGTATTCTGGCGTAACTCGGTTTCACCAAAGCATACGTCAACGCACCCGCCGATAAAAACTGCCATATAAAATACAGTCAATGTGATTACGCTCTTAATCATTACCATGTCTCCTTACCAGTGATTAGCTCTTACTATGTGATTAATCTTAGGGATTTTGAAATCTGCCCAAACAACGTATATTTTAGAGCAAGTCGGGTCATCTTTTCCTCATAAGCCAATACAGAGCGGGATTAACATTATTTTGCTGTATAGTAGCCGGGGCGTACGGGGGCTGATATGCCCCAATAGTTGTTTTGCCGCCAGCAGGGATAAGCACACCAGCATTTATACAAGGCGAGGACGGCAGCAAGCTGAAATCTCCGCCGTTCACATCCTTGAATTGCGGGTCGGCATTTATGCTGTGCAGGTCGTTCAAAGCGGACATTGAGTTTGCCCCGATAGTCGGCCACGCGGTCAGCATTGAGGCCAGAGTAGTATATTCTGTGGTGTAATTATTGACCATATTTGCGTAGTTTTGCATATTCGCATCTTTGGCATAAGAGCCGATAGTCCAGTAGTCGTTGCGATCGAAGAAGTTGCCGCCGATATATTTCTGGTAATCAAAAATACAGTAAATAGGCGTTGTTGGCAAACTGCCTGTCCCCATATTGACAAGAGAGGAATTGGCAACGCAGATATTATTGTAGGCCAGATTGTTCACGGCCTTGTTTCCGCTTCCAGTATTCAGAACGCCGATAGCGAAATCTGGATACTCAATGCCGTACAAAGTGCAGTTCTTAATAGTGTTTTTAGTTGCACCTGATTCGACAAGATACGGCCAGTTGGCTTGTGATATACAGCTATCCACAAGGGCGTTTAATGCTCGGCACACAATCCCGAAGAAACAATCTTTAACCCTGCAATTCTGGACAGTTACACCGCCGCCGTAGGTTATACCATTGACGTTTATTCCTTCCCACGGCATACCATTGCAGGCATCAACAACGCAGTTTTTCAGCAGGACGTTATTGCCATCAAGTACAATTGGGTCGTAAGGAAGTTTTACTGTCGGGCCATACTCAAAGTCGGCCATATTTACAATAGTCCCGCCACCGGAAGAAGCCGCACCGGAAACGCCATTGATTACCGGTGTCATTGTCTGCCACGCAGAAGTCCCGTTTAAAATTATATTGGAGTCGCCAATATTTGACGCTACTATGGTCTTGCAGAAGGCATCGGCGTTGGCGTTCCAGTCGGTTATGAAATCAGCGATTACCTGTGCAGAAGTTGTCCTGCCAGCACCTACCGTAAACGTATGAGATGAGGTGTTCAAACCCTTCTGAATCCAGATTTGAATCGTATCGCCGGATACCCACGTTCCCGCTACCATCAATCTTGTCGGGGCGTTGACATCTAAATTGCAATCGTCAATCAAAACATTGGCGGCCAGTGAATATTGCAGTATCGCGCTCGATGGGGTGTTGAAATTACAATGTTTGATATACGTCCAGACGGGAGATACAATATATATTCCAGTTCCATATCCTAAAGAGTTGGCCTCTATCGTGCAATTCGTTAAACTCAAAACCGGAAAACTACTGGATGATTCCAATATGGCGTATGTCAAAGCCGTTGTATTCGGCTCATTGAAGGTCGAGCCGGTTGCAGTAAAGACAAGGGTATCTCCCGCGTCGCCATAGCCCAATTCGACGCAGGGCGAAGTGCCGTAATTGGTGAATGTGCTGTTTGTAACATTAGCATCGACATTGCCCTGTCCCCAAAAAATCGGCGAGCCATTAGTTGTTAATGTGCATTGATTCAGGTCGATTTCGCCGCATATTGAGACAGGCGGGAATATACCCGCACCAACAGGAACGGAAAACTGACAGCCGTTGAATGTTCTGAGCGAATCTGCATAGTGGCCGGATGTTCCCGCGTTGGCGTCAAACTGAAACATAGAATCTGATTTTGATGACACGAAGTTTATGTCGTTAAATATATAATTTGCTGCGGCACAAAGAGAAGGCGTGAAAATTCCGTAATTAGGTGCAGTAGGACTGCTATAATTATGAAAATACATATATCTTGAAGCAATTACATTCACACCGGAAATGTTAAGGTAATTGAAAACCCAAGTTTTACCGGATATTAAAGGCGAGATGGCACAGGGGTCGAAATTCTGATTGACATTCATATTGTAAGTGCCGGTAGCCATACAGACATCAATGGGACTGTTAGTGTTCGACAATTTCCAGCTTGCAGTCATAATCATATTGAAATCGTTGGCCTCGTCAGTCGAATCTACACCCGTGCCGTTTCCCGTTGCCACGGGAGCCATATACATATAGTAAGGCGAAGCCGCGAAACACGGCATTGTAACCAGCAGAACCAACAGGATTGTAAATAGCTTACGCATTATTTGCCCCCCGTAACAACGCAGTAAACGTAATCGAGCTTCGCGGCAGGGGAGATATTACTAATCCTCACCCGCCAGAATTTGTCGATTGCGATAACGGTATAAGTGAGAACGCCGTAAGTTGACGATGTGCCCGCTGTATCTGCCCGAAACATATTGCAGTCGGTTTTGTCGATAAAATTGGCATCAGCATTAGCCCACTTACTATTCGGGTCCGGGAGATGATTCGTGCGTAACCACGCCCCGGTATTCGGGTCGTTACTCAGTGCCTCATTGCCCGCGAAAACGGTAGAGCCGAATTGACGCCTTAGACCGCCGTAAGTATTGCCGGAGTAGCAATTGAAATCAGCTTGCCCGACATTAGCATCGTTGCCGTCGCCCGCCGAGCCGACTGCCCCGTGAAAATAAAGCTGGAATTTCAGCCATGTCCAGCTATCGGGCTTGACGAAAACGCGACTGGCATTCGTAACGTTTGAATCTGCCCAAGTTCCGAAATTCGCATCGACCGCCGCGTCGCCGTTGACATCGACTTTGGCAATCTGGACATATCGAAAATCAGGGGAGGCGCCGCCGGCAGGTGTCGGCACGGTAATAAAGCCGAAAGAAATGCTCGCGGTCAATAAAACAATCAGTAATGCTGATAAGTAGCGCATTGTCAATTCTCCTAATGTAAAAAATCGTAATCACACATGGAGATTATATCGTCTGATATGTCAGGGAAACTTCATTGCGCGTGAAATCCTGCTACTGCCGCATTTAACACAAAGAGGGGGCTTGCTCTTATATCCCATACCACAAGTATCGCAGAGCCATTCGCCGCCGGCGTCAGGGTTAATCACAGCATCGGACGGTCGCGCCGCCTCATATAGCTCGTAAGGGATTGTGCTACGCATCATCGCAATAGTAAGTTTGTCAATCGTCACCTCGGCCACCTGAATGTCCCGGCCCGTACCACCATTCCCAGCCAGAACGCCGAGCATAAAGATATAAGCCACAATACCATCCACGCCAAAGTCATATTTCAATACTCCCATAATTTTGTCAATTTGTCTGCCGCATCCTCAGTATCGCTCGTCTGATAAACCACATTCCAGATTTTGCTACCTGCCTGCGACCGGGCTAAAATTTGGATGCACCTGTGCTGCATATATTTTGTTCTGCTTTTCGGCATATATAATCTCGAATCGACAAGCCAGCAATAATGCCTTCTTTGAATCCGGCAGAGCAAGGGATACGGCGTCCTCAGTAATTCCCGCCTGAGCTGATACTCTGTTTTGTAGCCATATCGACGCTTTGCGCCAACGGTGAATCTCAAAAGACCTCCATGTCCTCTGCCTGAACCTATTTACTCTTTGCTGTCACAACCGCTTTGATTTCGCATTCACCCGGCGATAATGTTCTGCGGAAGCTTTTCACCGGCTTATGCGCCATCATCGTTTTTTTGATTCGCCTCATATTACCCATTAGAATAACCTCTTTTCTTTGGGCCTCTCAATTGAGCGTGGCATTTTCAATTTATCATACAAAGCATACGCCCGCTTTTTGTTTTTATACCTGCGGCACTTTTCGGACATCGACTCCCATCGGCCCGTATTTTCGTCGTGTTCCATCACTTTTACAATAACATAATAATCGGGATTGCTCATTTCTTCGCCTTTCTGTATGCCTGCACCTCTGAGCCGTTATCGCCAACTTTAGACCGCCGCGTAAAAGCCACTTCAATATCGCCGGACGCTATCAGTTCATTTAATCGGCGGGCGACAGCGTGGTAAATCAACATATAATGCCTGCCCTCCTTGAAGCTGATTGCTTCGGCGATTTCCTTTGCAGTCCACCCGTAAGTGTCTTCGGAGTAATCCTCGCGGCTGCCCAGGACGGCTACAATTTTCGCGTGCATTGAGGATTGAAGATTAGATTTTGTCACCCGCTCAGCCGCCGCATAAGATGAAACGGGGTCTCTCGTTTTGACTATTCTTTGCTGCTCGAAAAGATTGCCGCTTGTTTTAATCATATCGCACCCTTAAAAATGCCTGTAATAAATATCTTCTATTTCCCGCATCTGCGACACCTTATACTCGCCCTGCCACGTCTGCATATTCCGCAAGAACCTTAAATCATCCGGATGCAGTTTGTAATTGCCTATGAAGTCCCCGTCGTTAACGAGTAGCCGCTTGACCATCGCCTTTAATTCCTCTCTCGCCGCTTCAATCTCTGCCATTTTTCAGCCCCTTCACAATCTGTCTTATCGCCGCCAAAGATTTTATATACCGGACAATCAATGCCCATCGATGCGGTGTTTTGTTCTCGATAATATGCAAATCGTATTCGAGCATTAAAATTATGGGCGATTCAATCATTCTGCCCTCCATTCCCTTATCAGCCGGAGCAGCGCGCATTTGAAAGCTACCTCTGCGCACAACGTAGAGCGCGGCATCAATACTTCGAGCAGCCGAATATGATTTCCTATTTCCGACAGCATAAGCCCGCGAGTAAAAACTTCCGCAAGCTCCTCCGCCGTCTGTCCCCGATATTGCTCTACCGCCTCACGAATATCCGGCTTATTCAAAACGTCGTAAAGACCGTCCTCAAGATTTTGCTGTGCCGTGGAAATCATTTTATATCCACCTTAATTTCGTAAAGTATTTCTAATCGCCGCTTAAAATCAACACAAAAAGAAATAGCATCGGGACAATAACCATAACCCTCTGCGCAAATAGGCAGGACAACAATTTTCGACCTGTCAATCACCTCTACCCTTTGAACCTCGACGTGGATTATCTCGCTGGATATTGCTTACCCCCCATAATAATGCTTGACGTTTCTGCTCCAATTCACATTCAGCCCGTGTGGGTCATTGCTCGCGCCAACAGGACAATAAACGCGGGACAGATATTCTATGAAATCCCCCTGTCCGTCCCACCGTCGGTAATTGCTGGCTATGGTGTTCAGGCACACTTGACGGGGGCCGGTATGCTTGTAATGCTTTAATATCCCATAAGGATGCTTACTGTTTACACCCTCCGCTCCGAAAATCGCATCGGCCAACCTGTTCGCTTCAACCGCAGGTTTCGCAAAGCAAGGGCAAGTGAAAATTAAAACCAAAAGCCAAATTCTCATATTGTAATCCCCATCGCCGCATCCATCTTTTCGTAACGGGCTTTTATTTCGGCGTAATCTTCAACATCGAACATCAACCGCTTATCCTGCAACGCTTCGAGCCGGTCTCTTTCAGGTATGCCGTAGTTCCGCTCGATGAATTTGCGATATTTTATCGGGTTGCCCTTCAGGTTCACATTGCAGTTATAGCACTGCGCGTGGGTATTATGCTCCTCGAATAAAACCGCATTACTTCGGCCCGGAACGTAATGCCCGGCTTGCATACAGCCCTTGCCAAACGCCGGATATAACTTACCGCAGGTACAGCAACGCCCGATTCTTGGCCCAACTATCGGCTGACCAATAGAATCTCGTAACCTTATAAAAATCGAGAATGCGTCCCACGCCTTCCCGCGCCACCACAATATGCCGTGCTTCTTTTTCATATTCACCTTTCAAAGTGCCGGGGATTTACGCCTAATTCTTTTGGCCGCGTCCGGTTACTCATTTTCGGCTACCCCGGCATAAACTCAAATTCCAAAGAACCTACTCGCCGCCCTCTTCGCCCTCTTCCTTCACTCTGATAAGCTCGTCGCGGGGGGTCACGGTGATAATTATACCGTCAAGCCGGAAACGAATACTGCCGTTTTCCAGCTGGGCAAGATTTTCCTTTTTGATAAGCTCAAGGAGTTTGCCCTTCAAGTCAACTTCCTTCTCGCCCATCCGCATCCGTGCCGCTACTGCCTTTTTGTAATCTTTGGCGATAGCGAGGATTGCCGCGCCGTGCTCCGGTGTTACGTCAATTAAGTCGAGCTGCTCGCCCGATGTTGACTCTTCCGGCGGTACATCATCCGGCGGCGCATCGCTTATCGATTCATTTGTTAAATCCCCTGGTGGCTGCTGTTCTGCCTCTGGCCCTCTGATTTTCTTTTTCCTTGCCATTTTTGCTCTCCTGCTAAAAATTACAATTTCGGTTAAGGGGACACATCGCCCCGCTATTCGCAAATTCACCCTGTTCTATCGCGGACGCGCCCGGGTGCGCTTTAAAGCTGAACTGTTCCGGCAGCCATACAAGCGGCACGTCGCCGGTTGCTCCCTGCCTGTTCTTCGCAATGATGCAGACTGCTTCCCCGTCCTTATCTTCATTGCCTCGCCGGTAATAATCGTCCCGATGCAGGAACATCACAACATCAGCGTCCTGTTCAATAGAACCGGATTCACGCAGGTCAGACAATATCGGTCTGTGGTCCGCCCGCATTTCACACGCCCTGTTTAACTGGCACAGGACGACTATCGGCATATCGAGCCGCTTTGCCAGCCCTTTAATCGTCGCCATAATTTTTGTAATCTCCTGCTGGCGATTTTCGTTTCGGTCCTTGTGGTCGGCGAACATAAGTTGGAGGTAATCAATAAAGATGCAGGAAACCTTGTGTTGATATTTCAATTTTGTTATTTTGGCCGTCAACGAATTCGGCGTCAGCATCGGGCTGCCGTCAATCCACAAGTGTAATTTTGCGATTTCATTACCAACCTCGAATATGGCATCCCAATTTTCCTTCGTAAGATTGCCGTCGCCCATCCGATACAAACTCACTCTGGACCTGCTGGCGATTATACGTTCAACCAGCGATTGCGGGGACATCTCCAAAGAATAAATAGCCACGCCCGCACCTTCGCCGGCGATATTCAAAACGAGGTCTAACATAAATGACGACTTGCCCATTGAGGGCCGGGCTGCGATGATTATTGCCTGGCCCCCTTTCAGCCCGCGGAGTTTCACATCAAGCGCGGAAAATCCCGTCTGTATCCCAAGCTTGCGGTCCTGGAGCATACCGATTGTTGATATTACAATCTCGTTTATATGATTTAGCGACGCCGGTTTGTCATCGAGCGCCAATTGGAATGCCGCCGATTCGAAAACCTGCCTCTTTTCCTCGACGTCGAGCATCACACTGCGGACCTCCTGCGACACGGTATCGATTGCTGATAGTATTTTTCTCTCCTGTGCTTTCAGCTTCACACGCTTGGCATAATATACAGCATTGACGGCGGTGGGCAGTGATGAAACAATTTTAATAAAAAAGGACGCCAAGTCATCATCCCATTTTCCCTTATCCGTTAACCGGCCCTGAACCACAAGAACGCCGATTACTGTTCCGCTGTTATGCATCTCGGCCCATAAAGAAATTATTGTCTCATAAAGCAGGGCGCACTGAAGGTCCACAAAATCCGCTGCCGATAGAATATCCATCACCTCCGGGATAACCTCGTTGTCAAGAACCATGCTGCCGACAACGGCCCTCTCTGCTTCAGCCGCTTGTGGCAACAGGTCCGGCTGCCCCGAAGTGCTCTGCTGCCTCTGTGCGTTCTCTTTTTTGTTTTGCATCCTGCGTCTCCTTTTCCTGTAATTTCAAGGCCCGTTCCTGTGCTGTCAACCCATCCACACCTCGTTTTGCCGGCGGGGGCTTTCTGTTTTTATCCTGCTCCTCAAAATTCGACTTGCGATAATTCTCGATGTTGAATTGGCCGGGCAGGAATTTCTTAAAATGCTCCCGCTGTAACCAGTGGAACAGTGAATGTTTTTTGAACGCCTGAGAATCTGGCAGGGCGCAGGCCTCGGCGTAATAATCAATCGCCGTCAATAGCTCCTCTTGTGGTAAGGTTAATTTTGTCGTTGCGAATTGTCGCTGGACGGCCAACTGCTCCGGTATCGACTCGCATTTTATGAGGCACTTCTTATTCCAGTGGTTTATTAGCTTTTCAGTAAAATCAGCGATTTTGTTGTTGTTGCCGTTTACTTCAACTTCACCTTCAACTTCACTCTTAATTAACTTAACTTTACTTAAATTAAAGCGCCCATTGGATTCCATTGGATTCCAACTTTTTCCAATTAACTCAAGCCCTTGTTGATACTGGGGATATGCACTTACTCGCCCCCGGTCACTCTTAAATGTCTGAAATATGTCTCCACCCACTGTTTTTTCAAAGTTTTGGTACTGCTGATAAGTCTTTTCCTCTACTTTGTATAAAATTATCAACCCGATGCTGGCCTCTTCGAGCAGTGCCGCTTTGATGTCGTTCTTGGAAATTTTTGGATTCCGTGGGAATACTTCGGATTTTATGTCTTCCGGGTTGCCGGTGTAGCAACCATAATCATCAAGCCACGGTATCGTCCATGTCCATATAATTTGGCCGTTTTTTGAGAGCTTATTTACCTTCTCTGATTGTGATATTCTGCGGGATAGCATCCGTCTTTGTGCCATTTTTAGCGTCCCTGCCTTCCCTGATTAAACTTGGTCCCCGCCTTCCCTCTTTGAATATCAAACGAGCGGGGGGCCTCAAAGAATATCTTTAATCGTTCCTTCCCGTAGCACTCCTGTTTACGGAAATTCATTGTGATTTTTTCGCCGCGGTGTGTTATTGAGATTTCGTCGTATTCGTCAAAAGTCAACGCCAGCATAAACGCCTCCGTGCGTGAAAAAGATGAGTCCTCGTCCTGGATAAGGTGAAAGCGGAGAACCGCTACGAGGACCCATAAAGTTCAAACGTGATTTTGCCTTCAACTTATCCATTACTCAGCATTATCGGCTTTCATCTGTGAAAAGTCAAATGTATTTTTAAATATTTTTACGGGCGGCGGTAAGCCACCCAAAGCGTATAAAACGACATAACCTTGAATATCCATTTATACGTCGAGTCGCAACGACAAAACCAAATCCTAAATCGAGGAGTCCCAGTATCTTTCCAGAATTTAATCTCTAAATTTTGCGCCCACAGTATCGCCGCTCTAATAACAAAGCAGGCACAGGCGATACCCAGGGCGCCAAGGATTAGCTTTAAGAAATACATTTTATCTCTCCAAAAAGGGGAGCGGCAATCCGTTACCGCCCCCAGTTTTCTGTCAATCCGTGACTACGGCTCCTCGACGAGAATATAACCACAATCACCACACTCAGCCTCGCCCGACTTGTTTATACTAAATGCGTTTTTGTCCGCCAAGTTGATTTTCTTTTTGCAATTCGGGCAGTACGTTTTCGGCTTCTCGGGCGCTGCTGTCTTTACTGGCTCGGTCTTTGCCGGCTGATTCTTCGGGGCTTCGGTCTTGCCCTTCAAATCATCTTTGAGGCCCGCGACGCCGCCCTTTTTTGCATCGGCTTTTTTCTCGCTCTCGATAGGCGGGAAAGCTTCGTCGATTGTTATATCGCCGCTCTCGATAGCCGTTTTCAGCCCGGCCATTTGCAGCAGGTGGTCAATGCCCATATCCGCATAACCTTTGACATTCAGGACCGCGAACATTCGCTCGTTCGATACCTCGATGCCTTTGAGCCACGCCTGTAGCTCTGCCTTGCGTTTATCCATCGTCTGCACGTTGCCGTCGCCCATTATGACCTTCTTTGCCAAGTCCTCTAAAGGCTTACAAATACCGACCGGCACAATCTTGAATATCGCATCGCGGAACGCTTTGGCCGCCGCCGCCTTTGCGACAACAACCCGCATACGCTCAGACATCGGAGTCCCGTCGCGTTTAACGGTTGATTCGACACACTCCGCACTGAAGCCGATATTCTTTTCCAGGTCCATAACAAAGCCAACCGCTTTGACGTGCCGGGGCTTCATTTCGGTTATGATCGTCTTGGCCCGGATATTACCGTAACAGGACGCGACAATCTCGGCCATGCGGATACTCTTGCCCTCGGCCACCTTACCGTCCCCGACAGGCCGCGAGTAAATACAGCTTTTGGCCGTCCCCTCGTCCATCATAATCATTTCGCTGGCCTCTTTTTTGAACTGAGCCAGACTCCGCGGGAATTGCCTTGCGGTCTTAATCTGCATCATAATTTCAGATTCTTCCATCACCGCCAAAGCGTTCTGCTCGACCGCCTCCGTCTCGACGTGTTCGATTTCGTTTACCGGCTCACCTGTTTGCTCTACTGGTGAGGGCGGCTGTTGTGGGCCTGCCGCTCGCTGCCCCTGTCCTTTTTTGAATGCCATTGAATCTCTCCTTGAAAAGTTTATTTTTTCTTATCCGTTTTCAGATACAGTTTGTGACAATAGCTCGTATCCGACAATTTGTGATTACAGGCCGGGCAATGCGTTTCTTTGCGGCAGACCTGCTGCGGGTAAGTGACCAACCCCTGCGAATATCTCGCCGCCTCGTAATTACCCAGATACGTCAAGAGCTTTGCCTGTGCCGCTTCTTTCGTAGCGTCCGCCTCTTTTGATTTCGCCTTCGCCTCCTCATAAGCAACGACTAATGGGTCAATGTCGGTAAATATCTCGTCACCGTCCGGCCCATCTATCTGTGCCGGCTTAATCGATTTCGGCTCGCGGGATATGCGTTTGATTACGTCAAGTGAGGCAATTGAATCGGCAGGGGGAATATCTTTTTTGACACACTGCCAGAAGTCATACGCCTTTTCCATAAGCATCGCCGCAACGTCGGGGTCAAGCTCCGCGTGATAAAGCTGATAGCCCCGCCCGCCAAGTATCGCCGCTATGTGACAGGATAACGTCACGGTGCAAATCATTTGAACCGACGCCTGGACTAAAATATCTTTCGGAACATCGTCCGTCCCCGGCTCACCCCAGCCCTGCTCCATCGGCCTAAATATGCCGCGACACTTCGCTTCGACACATAGGCCGGTCTCTTTTACCCGACCGTCAAGCGTTGCCGCTAATACGCCGTCGCGCGGGTCCACGATGAAAAACGGATTACCCTTTTCGTCCCGCGTCTCAATCGGGCCGAGGTCATTAGCGGCAAGCTCGTTTAAGATATACGGCTCTAAGGCACTGCCAATATCTGCCGCCTCGTTCTCCGTATCCTCCGGCTTGACTTTGCCTGTTTTGAGCAACCAGACATCCATAGCCGTCATCCAGGGCGACAAGCCGAGGATTGCGGGCATATCAGACGCGCCGATGTGTTTCATTCTTTGTGCGTGTTGTACCATAGTTAATGCCATTTTATCTCTCCTAAAAAAGTAAGAGGCCACCAGCCGCTTGCGACGGTAAGCATCGAGAGGGGATGCACTGGGGGCCTCTTAGTCCTAAGTTTCGGATTATGATTTATTACCATCGCAAGCATAGTTACAATCCTATAATCCCCGGCCAAAATGTCAAGCTTTATTTTGACAATTTCGCGGTTAATTTTGCTCTGACGATTTGCCTGCAACCCAGCAAAAGGGCCTCTCGCAAAAAGTCGTTTTTGTGCTTATATTCGACGCGGGAGAATCGGGACATCGCGTCTTCGATTTCCAGATACTCGCTGCCCTTAACCCGGACGCCAAGCTGTTTATTAATTTTCTCTTTTGGCATATTATTTTCCCTTAATAAGGTTTTATCTCGGTTATATCCATTTGGCCGGGTATATCATATTGCCAGTTGTATTAGATTCCGCATTTCTGGCATATCTTTGTCCCGTAACAAGAGCGGCCATTGAAAATCCGGCAAAGGTCTGTAAAACTATGCTCTTTGCATTCATCGAAGACAATCGGGAATATATCCTTTTCGTTCATATCGAAAATCCTTAAACCATAAATACACATCGTTTGCATTTCGAGCAAAAGCGCGGGCCGTGGTTTTTGTGCCTGCCTGTTTTAATAACACGGGATTCGTCAATTGGCGCTTTGCAACAGGGCGATATTCCCTTTTCCATGCAATCTATAAGCTCGTCGTATTGTTTATCTTCTTCGGATTTTTCCACTTTCTTGAATATACTTTCAGGTGGACAGGTTTTTAATATCAATTCGTCGTGTTGGGTCATTTATTCACCTTCTTTACTAAGCCGTCCTCGATATATATGCCCACTTTGCCGCTCTCATCCACAACCTCTACGAAAACCTGATAGTCCTCGGCCTTGACCATATCGGAAATTATCTGCATCGAGTTTTTATCGAGCAGCGAGCCGTCGATTATCCGCAAGACTTTCAGCGTCGGATTCATCGCCATACCGATAGCGATGCCCACCCGCAACTTTTCAGAATCGGAAATCTGCTCGATGGGGATATTATTATACGCTAATCCGTCCGCACCGATTGTCAGTCCAGGTATCGGCATTTTGGACTTGGCGAGGGCAGCTGTCTTATTTGATTCGAGCGCCTTCATTTGCTTGCTGATTTCGTCGGACGTATTTTCTGCTGCTTTCATCAACGCAAGGTCAGCGGCCTTGTCCTGTTTCTTTGCTACCGACGCGTTTATTTCACCTATTGAAGTCATTTGCTCGACGATTGCCGCTGTGTCGATATGTTCCGGGGCCTTGAATTTGTCAATCTGTCCCTGTAGCTTCTCGCGTTCCTTTGTTGCCTTATCGAGCGACTTTTTTGCCTCTTCGAGCGATTCTTCGAGCCGTGTAACTTCCGCCTGAGCGTACCGCACCCGCGAATCGCAGCCAGTCAGATTTGATTTCATTGTTTTGAGATTACTCTCGAGCGCCGCGGCTTTGGCGTTCGCAGTGTTCGCCTCATCGAGCGCCTTTTGCAATTCTGCCAAGTCCACCGGCTCATTCGGTGTGTCGGCAGGGACATTTATCTGCGCCGCCGCCGCCTTAAATCTCGCCGCCTCGCGGTTTACGTCCGTCCGCTTATCGTAAAGCGCGGAAATCTGCTCGTCGGTTTTTGAGAAGTCCAGGCCGAGCATATCGAGCAATAGTTTCTTGCGGGCCTTTGCGTCGTATCTCCGCTCGTCGAAAAACTCCAGGGGATCGAATGAAATCTGGTCCAGCATCTTATCGAGCAATGCCTGCGGACTTGGAATCTTCGCGCCATCCTTGTTGCGGACCTCAAGATAACTGCCCTTCTCAGTAAACGTCCGGGTGATTGTGAATTCCTCCGTTTCGACGACCACCTGCGCCTCGGTCTCGCCGTCGCGTATAGGTCGCTTCGGCAGATTCTTCCCGCCGGCGAACGCCATAACGATGCTATCGAGAACACTTGACTTGCCCGCCCCGTTCTTGCCTGTAATCTTGACTACGTTGCCGACGGGGACAATTTCGACCGCGACCAATTTCTTGATATTTGAAGCCGATAGCTTGATAATTTTTGCCATTTGAATCTCTCCTATAATATAAACTGGTTAGATTTTCTTCACGATACCATATTCTACCGTTCCACCCTTTACGTATTGGCACTCGATAACTTTATCATCGTCTGCGACTTTCCGCCAAGTGCATATACCTGCGAAAAGCTGAAATGAAAAACTGATAATTTTTTTGCATTTAATCGACAAGCCCGCTTCGATACCCCTGCCCGCTTTGATACCCCAGCCCGCTTTGATACCGTCGCCCGCTTTGATACCCTCGCCCGCTTCGATACCGTCGCCCACTTCGATACCCCTGCCCGCTTTGATACCCTCGCCCGCTTCGATACCCTCGCCCACTTCGATACCCTCGCCCACTTCGATACTCCTGCCCGCTTCGATACCCCTGCCCGCTTTGATACCCAATTCGACGATAAGCCAAGCGTCCAAATCGATAATCAATGATTCCTTTGTGCTGATTCCCCCCGATAGGTAATAATTTCCATTCTCAAATCTCAGCCCTTTGTAATTTTTATCAATTTTCATTTTGAATCTCTCCTTGAATTGATTATGGTTTCGTTTTTATTGTTACGGGCATCCCTTTACCCTCTGCGTCCTTAAATATATCCAATTGCAGGCAGGTATTTTTGAGCATAACCTCGAAAGTGCCCACCCTTACGATTGTGGATGTCCTGCCAATATATACAGATGGTATGCCGATTATTACTCCGTCATCTTCTATGGATATTTTCTCTTCCAGCATCGGTTTAATTTCTACGCCTCCGACAAGCACCTTCACTTGTTTCGGATTGTATTTTTTATTAGCCATTTTCCCCCTTCGACCTGCTCTCGCCATAAAGCATTTTCTTCATTTGTTTTATTGCCATCCGCTTAACGTCTTTGTCATCTTTTGTGATTATGCTGTGCAAAGGCGACATTTTAAAAGTAATACTGGATATAGATATTTCTATGCCATTCTTTTTTGCGAGTTTCTTGAATAGTGGTTTTAGGACTCTATTGAACCAACGTTTTTGTGCCTTCGTCGGTTCTATGTAAGGTTCGTCAATAACAATCATTTCACCACCGTTATAGTTATGGGTACACTTTCTTGTGGCTCTAAGACCACAACATCGAACATAACAGGAAACGGAGTATTGAGATTGTAAGCATCCTCAACCGCCTTTATTGCCGCTACCTCGTCTTTGACGTTGCCGAGATAAAATTCAAATCGCCGATGCTTTTCAATGGCCCTCAATGCCTTTGGCAATCGTCCCCATATCTCAAAGAAAAACAGGAATTGCCACAAAGGAATATCGAGAGTTTGTCTGTGGGCGACAATACCATCTTTGATTTCAAAAACGCCTATTCGCCAAAAACTCTTTTTGTAAAAATGTTTGTGAAATCTCATTTCGCCTCCGGTTTCTTATACGTCGTTTCTATATGCACCTTAACCTGTTTCATCCAACGCTCCAACACGTTCTTTGCAATGACCGGCTGCGTTATCAGCGAGGCGTCAACCGTCTTGTAAATCAGACGAGCAGCCGTCGCGTTTATCCCCTGCACCAGATTACCCATCGGCTTGCTCTTTGCGCACTTGTCGTGGACTACCGCCATCACCGCCAGCTTGGTATTCATATCGACATGGGCATCCTGCCCCGTTGTCAGGGCTATCGCAATCAATTTGAGCATGTCCTTTGGTTCTACTGGCATAATTTTAATCCTTTATCCACTTTACGAATCGCCAAACAAATACTGCTCCGGCCAACGCAGCCACAAATACCCACGCATCTTCAGACATTGTATGCCTCCTAAAAAAAGTATAATTGCAATGCTGGCAAATAGGTTGCCTCGGCGCCTTCCACCTACGGTTCGGGCATACCATAAAAATATATGTCCTGCCATTGCCAGCATACCACACCCTTGCAAAAGCGACTCCGTAGAGCCGCCTTTAGAGGAGGGTGATGAAAACTATATAAGGGGCCAGCCAACTGGTCAAAGCCAGCCCCTGTGAAAGGATTTCGCGGGATGGAAAGCCCGCCGCGCCGATGAATGAATCCAGCTCGGAGCGCACACCGTGTCAATATATTTTTATGAGAAAGAGCGTATGATTGCAGGCGCGCTGATTAACAAGACGCGCCTGACTCCTCTGCGGAACATACCGCAAAGCTCGATTATTGAATTTTCAAAATAACGGAGACCTTAAATAGAATAGCGCTCAGTAACCCGATTACAATTGGCTCGAAACATGGTCTGCCAGTTATGATGCAGGCGATACCGATAATTAGCAAAGCGATTGAGCTAATTGCGATACTTACATAGGCGACCTGCTCTATCATCTTAATCATTTTATCTTCTCCATTATGTCCTCGACCTCGCATTTCGGAAGCCCCGCCGCAATCATATTCTTGGCAAGGTTCTGTGATATAAACCCCTGAGCGTGCCCCTTATCCGTCCACTTCGCCCGGCCATTGCTGAATCCGCCAAAATATAAACCGTCGAAGCGTTTAATCCTGATATGCCTCGCGTACCTTATTGTCTCTGTCGGCGTGTCCATAATTTCATCCTTTCGATTTCAAAAACCCAGCCGGATTACTTATCTGACAATGCCTTCGCGCCCGCTTCGATTATCAGCCGTGCTGCATCGTGGAATTTCATTTTCCGCTTGTTCGCCACCTCATTGATAAGCGCGATTGATTTTACGTCCTGCGCCTTCCTGTTCGTTAGATTGAGCGATTCACCGTCTTTTGCCATAAAATCTCCATTTCAAAAATTCCCCACCCTGCCGACGTGCGCCGGACAGGGCAGGGCTTAATAGGACTAATCTATCGAGATTCTTCCGTCGTAGTCGCCGTGCCGACCTGTTAC